TGGTCAGATACTAAGGAATATTGCAGATAAATCTATGGGTTTGAATGGACAAGGCCTTGCTTTCTACGAGTTTGATGGAATTTCTAGTGCAAAAGGATTTAAAGAGAGATATAGACACGCTTTAGATAATCTTCCTATCACTTGGTCTGATGGTGAACTAATTATCAATGAGGCAAATTATGCCTTTAAGTTAAATATGGATGTTTTTGATGAAATTGGTTCAAGTAGACCATTTCCCCTATTATCAACTATCCGAGGACTTCTCCAATTAACATGGGGAGCAATCAAATCTAAAAAATGACATATATTATACTAAGTAATATAATCCTCTATGTTATACTAAGGATACACTTAGTTCGTAAATTCAGAACTAGTTACTCCATTTATCTGGAAGATCAAAAGGGTAATAGACAAACTCTTGCCAAAACCATTGCTTTTCTTATTGAACAGGACGAGATACATGACAAAAAAATTATGTATTTAGCATCAGAAATGGAGAAACAATGGTTGGCCATTGAACAAATAAAATTAATTACAGGGGCGGATAAATATTGTACTGAAAAACCCTCCCCACCCATGAAATAACCATGCATGACCAAAACGCAATAGGTAAGGAAACCCCTGCCATCAAATATCAGAGAGCATTAGATCTCTTTACTGAATCTCTTTATAAGCCAGACCACAGTTTGCGTGGATGTGCTCACAATCAAGGTTGTTATGATGAACTAATGGAAATTAGGAAACACGTTTTAGAGTATGTTAAGACACTCAAAGAAGTAACTCATCATACAAATGCAGATGAGAGTGATGATTTAGAAACTGCTAAAGTGATTCAAGCTAAATTATGACCCCACTTGAGAAACAACTCTTAGTGGTAAGAAAGTTAAGACAATCTTTAAATGAGCCCAGAGCGTATTTTTACCTATCACCTGTGATAAATAGTAAAGTATTGTTACGGAAAACCAATAAATGTGTGTTGAATCCCAAAGAAAGACAGCAAAGAAACTAATAAAACTTGCAAAATGTTGCCCAGAGTATTATACTAAATCCGATGTGGCATACGCCAAATTAATTAAAAGACAAACTAAAAAATGAAAATTTTCCTTGATACTGCCGTATTTGAAGACATTCAAAAGTTTACTCAAACAGGTCTGATAGACGGTGTGACGACTAACCCATCATTAATACTCAAGAGTGGTGGAGATCCTATAGAAACAATTAAGAAAATATCTGGAGAGTTTCCATATTTTGAATCTATTTCGGCAGAGGTAGTTGCAGAAGAAGCCATGGAGATGGTAGATCAGGCACAAGCATTTAAAGATATGCAGAACGTGACTATCAAAGTGCCGTTGACAGTAGAAGGTCTAAAAGCATGTAAGTTATTGACAAGTGACGGATTCACAGTAAATGTGACCCTATGTTTCTCAGTTGCACAGGCAGTTCTTGCTGCAAAAGCGGGTGCGACTTATGTTTCACCATTTGTAGGAAGAGTCGATGATAATTCATTTGAAGGTATCGGACTAGTAAAAGACATCGCAAATCTATATAAAGAACATATGTCAAGAACTCAGGTTCTTGCTGCGTCTCTTAGGAATGTAAAAGATGTTGCACAGTGTTATTCAGTAGGTGCAGACGTAGTAACTATGCCCCCTGCTATATTTGGTAAGATGTATAATCACATCTTAACTGACAAGGGATTACAGTTATTCCAAGACGATTGGAACTCAATTAAGAAAGACTAATGGCACTATCCGAACAAACCTTAGAAAGTCTAAAAAAGGCTGAAGTACATCTCCGTGATGCACTTGCCTTTGCAGCGAGAGTAGAAAAACCCTACATTGTCAGAGAATTAGGTGCTATGATCTCTCATTTAGATCAAGTAACAAATACTGAGTCTTTCTTTGATAAGATAGATGATCTTACTAAAAAAGTAGAAGAGGAATACGACAGTGATTGACACTCGTTATAATGATGACCGCATGGCTTTACGTCAAGATGCATTTATTTCTTTAAAACAGTACAACACTCTCGAAAATGTCCGTAACCTCTACGAATTCTGCCATCTCTGGGTATCGCAAGGTAAAAGAGACACCAGTGGAATCAAAAGTTCTTTTCTTAGATACTGCAAGAACCGTAGCAATCCGTAAGGGTTCTATTGCAAGACTCGGCCACATAGAGGGTCGGGTTCTTTTTGTAGGTGACAAACCTAATAGAGGATTAGATGGTAGAAAACTATCTACATATATTACAATATGTTTTAATGAAGAAACTCACGGTGCCATATGTGTTTTTGAGCATGAGTGGGAAAAAATAGAAGTAATTAGGTATTAATTATGTTTACAATTTATGGAAAAGATGAATGCCCCATGTGTTTCAAGGTAAAGGTCGTACTTGAAATGCTGGGTAAGGAGTATGAATATAAGGAATTGAACCGAGATTACACTACAGAAGAATTTGAAACAAAGTTTCCAGATACTCTTGCCTTGCCTCAGGTAGTATTAGATGGTAAGGTTTTAGGTAACGCAAATCAAACCCTAAAATATCTGAAAGAACATAGATTAATTTAACATGTTTCCTATAGATATGGACATAAATAAAGGCGTAGAACTTATACTCAAAGGAGATAAAAAGAAACCGCCAAAGCAAACACCAAAGTTCTTCGATATCAAACTTTCACTATTTGGTAGAGAGTTTAGACTATCGTTAGATATAAAAAAGAAAACCACTTAATCTTGGGAGAAATCCAATGGAATCATCAGTACTTCTTGTAATATTCAGTATATTATGCTTTACATTTTTGATATTGGGTGGTATAATTGGTTGGTTGGCCCAACAAAATAATTACGTCAACATGCAAAATCAACGTGATACTGCACTTGCAACTCATCCTGAGATGTATGACGAAAATGGGATGTTAATTCCCGATGAAATAGTAGCCTTGAGGTTTGAAAATCCTAATGACAACAGCGAAGAAGACGACAGCGACGAAGACTAGATCTACGTCCACGAGGAAGAAAACTACCCCTCGTAAGAAAACTACTGCCACTAAACCAAAGACAGTAACAGTTAAGAAAAGGGAATTACCAGCTAATCCTATGGTTCATGAACTATTGGAAGCAGTAGACTCTGAAAGAGTTAAGACTAAGAAATTAGAAATTCTCCGTACTCATGGGGATGATTCTTTCAAGATGACTATGATCTGGAATTTTGATGAATCTGTGATTTCTATGTTACCAGAGGGTAATGTCCCATATCAACCTGTAGAGAGTGATGTTCAAGCGAATAGAGAAAAGGGATTACCACAAAGAACCACTATTCGTAACTCTGCTAGAAACTTTTATCGTTTCATAAGAGGCGGTGATGATCAATTAAATAAAATAAAGAGAGAAGGTCTTTTTATCAATATACTTGAGACTTTACCCCCACCAGAAGCAGACATTCTTGTTCTTGTGAAAGATAAAGCTCTGAACACAAAATACAATATCACTAAAGAATTAGTGGCAGAAGCATATCCAGAAATTACATGGGGGAATAGATCCTAATGAAAGTACTTCATGAGAAGTGTGATCCAAAGTTGGCAGAAAATAAGAAGTTACCATACACGGCATATCTTATTGAGTATGTTGATAAGGAAAATGGTGAGGATAAAGTATTCTATGATATAGCAACCTGTTTGAAACAAACTGACATGTTTGATTTCTACTATGACAAGTACAAAACAGGATTAAAAGGTTGGAAACAAACAAAGGGTATCGTAAACCCTAAGTTGTGGAATCCCGAATCAGAGAAGAAAGCTCCTGTTAATAAGCCATCGCAAAGAAAAAGAAAATGATTAATCCTATGAGTGTTATTAAAAACGTAAGAACTGTTTACAGCAGATTTTACCAAGAGAACATCAAAGAGGTTGAAGTTCAATTCGGAGATGAAAACCCTGCATGGATTCCATATGATACTTTGCTAGGCATGATGGATTTTGAGGGGGATGTGCTTAATGGCTGAAGAAGGTAAGGTTGAGATGAACCCTGATGAGTATAAAAAACTCATCAAGAAGTATAAGAAGACAAAAAAATATATGAAATCAAACCTTTTTCAAATTAAAATGATGGATGGTACTGAACAGTATGTCACAGAGTTGTTGAAAGAGGCCGAACAGGCAAAAGATGAATTATGAATTAATTGATGATTTTCTTGATCCTAAAGACTTGAAGGCAATTCAAGATCTTTTTTTAGGTAGTACCATTGCTTACAATTGTATAAACGGTATAGTTCTGCCTGGTGATGGTGATTTTCAATTTGTACACGTTTTGTATACAAGATTCGCACCAGTGAGTCCGTTCTTCAATAACTTAAGTCCTATATGGGACAAACTTGATCCTGTATCAATTGTAAGATGCAAGGCTAATCTAAATATGAAGACAACTAAACATGTTGAGAGTGCATTTCACAGAGATGTTGACAATTGCATCACGGCCATATATTATGTAAATACTAACAACGGTTATACTGAGTTTGAAAGTAACGGTATGAAAGTTGAAAGTGTAGAGAATCGACTTATTATTTTTGATTCAAACGAAAAACATAGGGCGGTAACAACTACTGATACTCCTAGAAGATCAGTAATTAATTTTAATTATTATACTTGATATGGACAAACAACATCTAAAATTAATGATCAAACAATTGAAAATGGTTGTTGAAGAGTTAGAGGCAGAAGTTTATTCTGACCCTAATTCATATGTTGAACCTAATGGTAAGACCATTACATACGCAGATCAAGAAGAAATGTAATGAATGTAAAATTCGTAAGTATCACTCCCGATGCTGAA